CCTTTGAGACAGTATTAATTTGTATCTAAAGTTTACTCTCAGCTAATATAGGTGTCAACACAATTTTCTGCTTTCGATGGACGATATAGTGGTCTAAGCGTCCTAATTGGTCTTTTGTCAATTCTATAACTTCAAAAGGTCTAAGTTCTCTTAGAAGCCTAACAATCTCTACCTCGTTCTTTGAAAGTTCGATTATGGTCATTTTCCTTTTATTAATGAAGCCGCCTCAGACCTACTGATTCCAAGATCGTAATGGACACTCAAGTCACCAGCTATTTTTAAAAGGAATCTATAAGCCAAGTTCCTATCCGTGCCTCTTGCAAAGAACTGATATTGAGCTGAATAAGCCTCAACTTCTTGGCTCAACCTGAAATCTCTGTCCGCTAGGTATTTATCCCACCACTCTTCTGGTTTATTACCTTGTTGTTTTATATGCACACTCTCATGGATAATTAGATCAGATGGAAGTGGGAACTTGGTATGAACAGTATCGCCATAAGTAAAGACAAAGCCTTGATTGAAGTCTACGCCGAACTTCTTAACACATAAATCATATACAGGCGGTGGTACGTTAGATATTTTCATCGTTTTTTTGATACCCATGAAGGTTGATATTGGTAAACTTCATTACGTCCTTCAATTTTAGTGACAGCCCAATATCTGAAGGCATCAGCGTAATGGGAAGTAAAGTCGTGTAAAGGTTTGTTTTTAAATGCTCCACGTTTGTCGTCCCATTCTTTTCTATAAAGCGAAATGCAGTGGAGGAACCTATCATTATTTCTTTGATCTATCCAAAGCTGACTAAACCTAAGTCTTGCCGCGTTTATTCCGTCTTCGACAGAAAGATTAGGAGCAACTTCAAAATCTATACCTAGTGATGAAGCTGTTTCTCTACGCGAATGGCCGCTTCCAAGTTCTCTAACCTCAATGTCATGTGGGGCATAATGAGTTCCATAGTTATAGCCTTTGTCTTTTAAAACCTTAATGTAATGCCCTAGTCCCTCACCAGAGTTCTCATAGGAATCAATCAGTCTCCACTTAGCTCCGTCATATTGCATGAAAAGAATCGCCGTAGAATCTCCTATGCCCAAATCCCAAAATGTATGAACTTGAAGCTCTTCATCATAAGGAACATCAGTTATTCTCTTATCTGCTCTAGCCTTTGCAAGTTCTTTTACATAGTAAGCTCCTCTAATAGCTGCCTCAAAACTACAATTCCATTCCTGTTCAAATTCATCATCAGTCATTACTCGACGAGAGTCTTCTACTTCTTCTTCTTCAACCGCTCGGGTTGCTTTATAGTTGAGCAATGAAGCAAACCATTTATCGTCTTTTTGCGCTTGATCATAGAGTTTCCAGAATTCATTTTTGCCTTTTGGAGTTCCAATCCAAATCGCATAGCCTGAGTGGTCTGCAAGAGCAGGTCGTATAATCTCTGAAAAGATGTTAGACGGCTGTTGGGAATATTCATCGAAAACAACTCCCCAGAGTCCGATACCTCGAAGCGAATCAGGGTTGTCCGCCCCGTATAATGTAATGCGCGAACCATTAGGATATCTGACGGTAAGTTCAGCTTCGTTGTAATCCACTCGTGGAATAGGCTGAGAGTAAAACTTAAGCAAGTCCCACGCGACATTTTTTGCTTGCTTGTATGTTGGCGCGATATAGGCATAACGTGAATTAGGTACTGTTAATGCTGACCTTTGTAAATGATTGAGTGCTGCTGTAGTTTTTCCTGCTCTTCTATGGACGACAAGGACAATCCACCTTTTACTTGTGCTATGGAAGGGAACTGACCACTCCCTAGGACTGTACGGAATCTGTATTGTTCTTGTTTTCTGCATTTCCCCATACGACATTAAGTTTTTCACCGCCCGAAGTTACATCTGCGTTATCTTTATAACCATGTTTACCTAGGGCTAATTTAGTTATCGTCGAATTAAACTCTCCCTTTAAACCCTTATTTATCAACGTCCTCTCTTGATCTGACAAAATATCTTCTAATATGTCCGAAAACTCTTTCTTATCCTCATGTTTTGCCCACTCATAAATCGTTGAACGAGCTATCTTTAAGAATGTAGAAAGCCCAGCAATGCTAGGAATTGCATCACCAAAGTTAGGATAATTGGAAAGGTAGTCTCTAGTTAGTTCTAGGATACCTGGACCATAATCAGTTGGTCTACCAATCTTATTTTTAATTTTATCAGTCATTAGTACATATCTAATACCTTTCTCTTCTTCATATCTTTAGCTATTTGTTTAGCTTTCTCGTTTCTAGTCATTATCTCAGCCGTCTTAGAGATAATGCGAGCCTCTCCAGGAATAAGATTACTCTTAGTCCTGTTGAACTCAGCCTGACTGCGTGATTTATATGTTGCTCCAATTCCTTTTAACATAGTAATTATTTAGGCTTCTATTAATTTACCTGCACCCATATCCATGTTGTCCATGTCTCTAAAGTCATTGCGTTCATCTCCTTGTGTCAGTCGCTGATCCAACATATCCCAGAGAGTTTGTTTTTTCTCAGATATAGCTGTTTCAGTCGTTATCAAAGTTCCAGCAGCAGAAACTGCGTTCTCAAAGGCTAAACGAGTTACTTTAACAGGATCGAGAACATCATCCGCAATATCCAATTTACCTCCAGCATTTTCCTGAATCTTCTTGTAAGGAGACATGAGAGCTTCATAAAGAATATTCTTATCGCCCAAACTCTCTGCAATTTCCTTTAGAGCTAAACCACCGCCCTTAACAACACCTTCCTCTAAAGCAGCTTTACCAGCATTTACAGCATCCTCTATCTTCAATTTTAGATAGCCACGCTCAGTCTCAGTCATAGCACCAACACGAATGATGCCTATACCAGAGGATAGGGAAGCAATACGGCGTTTCATCTTTTCTTTAAACATCGGATCCTTCTCAAGTTTCAACTGCTCGTTGAGTATCTTTAGTCTCTCCTCTTTATTTCCTCTGCCTTCAGTGATGATAAACTCATCCTCATTGGCTACAACTTTCTTTGCATAACCCAAGTTGAGTAGGGAAACATCTTTTAGTTCCATACTAGCATTTTTGTTTATGAAAGTAGCATCACAAAAAACAGCGACATCCTCCAGTTCTTGCGAAGTTAGGGCTGGAGCTTTTATTGCCAGAATCTGTAGAGCTTCCGCATTCCCCTGACGAGCTTGTATTATTGCACCTGCAATAGTCTGGATCATTGGCTTAGAGAATGATTCAGCTACAATAACAAACTTCATCTTTCCTTTAGCTCGAACCTCATCAATCAATCTTTTCAGTACAGAAGCACTCTGAATATCATGGTTCGTAACCAAAATAGGTGCATCTTCCCAAACAGCTTCCTTTCTCGCATTGGTTATAAGTAATGGAGTTGCGTAAGTACCATGTTGTTTCATTCCTAAGATTGTCTCTGACGTAACTCCGTACTGAGTCGCCCAATTATCTTCAACTGCTATGTATCCATCCTGTCCAACAGACTGGATCATTTCTGCAATTGTTTTCCCAACTTCCAAGTTTTCTAGGGAAGTACTAATGATTTTTTCTAACTCTCCTTTTTTTAGTGGGCGTGCTGATTCCTTTAGAATGGCTAAAACATTGGTTTTTTCAGCATTTATGTTACGGAAAATTGACATAGCATTAGGTTTTGATGAAAGTTCATTACCTTTCAAGAGATCAAAACCTTTCTGAGCCAGAGCACTTGCAATTACAACTGTTGTAGTAGTTCCATCTCCAGCCTGATCATTAGTTCTCAAAGCAGCTTCGACTATGGTTTGTGCTCCAAGATCAGAAATAACATCATCCATATAAATATGACGAGCAATTGTTACTCCATCATTTGTGATGAGAGGAGCTTTATACTTTCTATAGATAATTGCATTGCGTCCATTAGGACCCAGAGTACTACCAACACAATCCCCAACTTTATTTACACCTTCTAAAAGTTTAGCGCGAGCTATCTCGCCATTAGAAATTATCTTTTTTATCATCTAACCTTATTTTTTAACTCCGAGTAATACGTCTGCCTTTAGCAAATCCTCCATCAAAGCTTTAATTGCTGTGCGTCCAGCTGTGATAATTAGGGTAATTGCAAAAGAACCAGATACTGTGATATCTAAACCATTGAAATTAATACCTTTTATTGCTGCACCAAGCGTAACGAGAAACGTACCTGCAAAAGTAATACCAGCTGACCATAAATGAGACTTTAGTGATTCGGACATGTTTTAAAAGTTACTTATATATTTATCATACTATCACGCTCGTGAACCAAAGTTCACTTAGGTAATTTTTTTGTTTCATTGACAAGGGGGCGTTTTTGATTTGCGGGAGTAAGCT